GCCCACAGTAGCACCTGCTATTCTACCTATAACGGCTGCTATAAGATTAGCGCCTTGTTCTACTATAGCATTATCTAATTTAGTCCAATCGTAGTTTGAACCTTCACCTTGCTTTATAAATTCTTGTGTAGCTGATGGCCCTTCAAATTCAAGTTTAGATCTTGCTTCTTTTGCCCAAGCAGTAAGTTTTTCATTCCCCATTGTTAGTGCTGCAGCTTCTACACCTGTTAAATAATTATCTAACGTTTGGTCAAAACCCCGATCAAAATCTTTTCCATATTGTTCAAAAGTATCAAAAACATTGGCACGAGGAGCATAGTTATTACTATCACTTATAGGATCTATACCCATACCCGCAATACCACGACCAGGCTCATAAAACTCTTCTCCAGTTCCTTCAAATAAATAATTAGGATTTACCCTTGGGCCAGACGGGTCTATAAAAGTGGCTTCTTGTTCTTTATCTGTGCGGAACTCCCCATAAATAGGGTCTAAACGCCCCATACCTGCAATTCCTAGACTCTCTAACTCTTCTTCTGCGGTTTTTGCTGCTTCTGCTTCAGCGGCTAACTTAAAAGCTTGATTTTCATCGGCAGACGCTACTTCAACACCTTCTGTTGTATCACCAGCTTGGGCTGATTCAAACCCTTCAAAAAGTGCTTTTTGGGTATCAGTAAGTTCTACTTCTTCAGGTGCAGGAGATACACCCGCAGTCTCTAAATCAGCTATAACTTCAGGAGGTAAAGGCGCAGGTGTGGTTTCAACTACTTCTTCTGTTTTTCTTCTGTCTTCTTTAATTTGTTTTAATTTTTTTTGGTACTCCCCATAGGCAATGTCCCCTTCCCCTGCATCCCAATCATCTGCTGCTCTATCATTTGAAGGTCTATACGTACTTAAAAACAATGGCCTAGACATTTCTTTGTCAGAATCTAGTACAGGTGCACCCATTTCTTTTTCTGCTACCGCTGGAGTTGCTTCTGCCATTATTTCTTCTACAGGTTCACTTACAGGAGCTAATTCCTGTTGTGCGGCTAGTTCTTGTTCTGCAAAAGCTTTATCTGCTGCATCTCGTCTAGCTTTAGAACTATATTCATCTCCAAACATATCATAACGTGGAGTTTCTAAATACGTTTTTACTTTATTACCTAGTTCTGCGGCACCTTGATTATTTAAACTACCTATAAAAGCATCGCCCGCATTTTGTCCCTGTAACCCTGCTTGAGTTGCAGCGACAATAGCTTCATTAAATTCTTTAGTTTTAGGACTCAAAGCATCTATATTATCAGTTAAAGAATTAGCTACACCCGCTAGTATACCTTCATTAACGTTCCCCCCTGATTGAACAAACGTCGTTACGGCTGCATCAACAGATTGTTGTTGGCTTTCTGATAATTTATCAAAGTTAGGAATAGATTTACTTAAATAATTATTTGACGCTTTAGCAATTTCTCCACCTATACCTCCCATTAACGCAGTTTTTAAATCACTACCCGCAGCCGCAGCCACTGCAGCTTTACCTACAACACCGCCAATAGCAGTAGACACGCCAGCACTAACACCTAAATTTGTTACTGCATTAGTAGCTACTGCCGTAACCTGGTTTGCAACAGTAGGAGCAATAGCAGATAAAGCTAAACTTTTTGCTACATCACCAATATTACCGCCTTTAGCCACAGTTGAAGCGCCGTTTATAAGAGGAATAGCCCACGTTTGTCCCGTTACCGTTGCCCCGATTGTAGCTATAGCAGTTATAGGGTCACTAGTTACAGCTTTTGCAACGTCCTCAACAACGTTTACCACTGGATCTATTATATCTTCTACCGCATCAACAATGTCACCCGCTACATCTCCTACGGTTTTTACAATTTTCTTTATTCCACCACTCATGCTATAACCCTTTATCCAATGGCTCTTCACCAAGTTTTACAAACAATACATGGTGATTATCTTCTGCGGGTTCTAATTGAAATACAGAGTCAGTTTTATCAAATACTTTTTTTAATGCTCTCATAGCAGGTAACATTACATCGCCTTCAAACTGAGTAACATAGTCAGTTATACCTCGCTTCTGCAAATATCCTGCGTATTTCAATATATTACGTACATAATTACGTCCTATGTCTGCATTTAACGGACGACCAACAACTTTATCTTTGTTTGCACCAGCACCAAAATGACCAATAAATACAGTATTACCTATTTGTACTACATCTGCGGTTTCAGTTTCTTTGACAATAGTCATCATTGCTGTCTCCACAGGCATATCCCCTGTACCCACATTTTCTAATGCCATAGTTATGACTGCTGCGGGGGGCAATATTTTTTCTTTACTATCTACGACTCCCATAACAAATCCTAAGTTATTTCAAGTATACTAGCAATTACATGTAATCTATTTGCTGTTGCGGCGGTGACTTTTAATATTTCAGACGCTTGCACTACAAGAGGTGCAGTTAGTAGTTCTGTTGTACCGTTAGCCCCAATGGACTTGGTTTTACATATACTATACACATCACTACCACTAGTTAAAGTTAAAGTCAAAGTATCTGCATTACCAGAATCTTCAGAGACTAATATAGATTTTACTATAGCCGTTGTCGAGGCCGCGCAAGTATATAATGTCGTAACACTTGTGGATGTTAGGTCTAGTTTCGCATTTGTATAAGTATTTGCCATTACGCTATAAACCACCCAACTGCATCAGCTTTATCTGCTAAAGAAGTATCTCGTAGCACATTATCTAATTGATTAAAGTATAAACGTAAAATTTTATTAAACTGTTCAAACTCTGCAGCGCTGTATTCTGTAGGGGGGTAAGGTAGAGCAGGGGCACGGAACTCTACAGTATATTGGTCAGCCATTAACGTCTCCCATCTGCACGTAAGTCAACTCTTGGGGAACCCAACTGCCATTGTACACCTGTTGCGCTAGATTCTATCTTCATCGTCATCTGTCTACCCCTTACACGCGTGTGAATTTGACTTGTATAAGCCTCAACAGGAGAAGTGGCAGACCGCGTAACTGTACCTGTATTTACACCACTCTCAGAATTGGGGGAGTTATACCCTGAACCCGAAGCATTTAATGGGTAAAAAGTCATATTAATAACAGGACTATCAGCCGTAGATCCCTCAAAAGAAACATCAGGAAGGACACGAGACATTAACATAAACTGATGTCCGTCGTCTAAATCAAACTCTGAAGAAGTTATAAAGGCAGAAATAGCGGCGGCGGTGCTTGTTTCATTGTCATCAATACCGTTTTCATGGTCAACGAGTAACGAGTTATAGGTGGCAGCAAGTGGATAAGAACGTAGACCTGAATCAAGCCATGCTGTGCGTGCCATAGAACCATAATACCAAATATCTTCTAAGTAATTATAAACCACATATTTATCAATGCTAGACGCACTTGAAGAACAGTAGAACCACCACACTTCGTGAAACGCTTCGTTACTTCCTCCAAACACTTGGTTATACTGTAGAGGATTAAAGTCTGTGAATACATATTTACGTAAGTCACAAGGAAGCGGTTGAACTCTACCATCATATTTATAAAATTTATCTTTACCCATCCAGTAAGACACACCGTTAGCATAAGCTACACTATTTTGGGAAGTTATAGAGATTTGTTCCCCAACAAGTGTTGCGCTCCATACCCCTGAACTTGCACCAACATATTGTAACGAGTATAGAGATGAGTCTGTCCAAACAAGTACCTCTTGTCGTGACTGAGCTGCGGTAACTATTTCTGTACCACGAGATAGTCGTAAGCTACCTGCTTGATTTGTAGCTGCAGGAGTCCAATTTGTAGCATCTTCTTGGTCAGACCAACGAATAAGCATAGGATCTTTTGTAGAAGTGCCAAGCACATTAGTACCAAAACAAAACACAAATCTACTAATATCTGATACAAGTATAGAGTTTTGTACTGTCGGTACATCCGAAGCACCTGATTTACTAGATAACAACACCGCACGGGTAGTTAATGTACCTGAAGCGTCCCAATAATAAATGGAACCATCCCTATGCCCAAAGATTAAATCTTCACCAAAGTTTTGTTGTGACCATATACGTAAGGTTTCTGTGTCTGAAATACCCTCTCCCCAAGCACCAGAACCCCAACCACTAGCACCCCAACCAACAAGAGGGTTAGCAGAAGATGCGCCTGAATTTATTTGGTAAGCGCCTACAGCAGAACTACCGCCACTACCCGAATCAGAACTTGTAGCTGCAATATTAGTGTATAAAGCATTAGTTATAGTGTCAGAATTAAAACTTTTTGCGGTAATAGTATACTTGTTTGCGTCTTCAATGTTGAGTATTTGGTATTCTTGGTTAAGTATTGCAGCAGTTATGTTACCGCCTAGAGCATCCGCCCCGCTAAAAGTAACAAAATCATTAGCTTTTGCACCGTGACTACTGTCTGTAACGACTATAGTAAAGCAATTTACAGTAGCATTATCATTATGTGAGGCCGCAGTAGTGCTAGTTGTCGCCCCAGAAGAAAGGTAAGATGCGCCTCGTGTACAACCTGTAAAGGTGTTACTGCTTATAGCCGAATAGTCTATTACTTCGCTATCTATTATAAGTTTGCCAGAAGTAGGGAATCCTGTAGTATCATCTATAGTTATTGTGGTGTCATCGGCATCTATAGCGCCATTTAACTGATCTGCTGAAGCCGTAAAAGTAACATCCCCTGCAGAAGTAGTTGTACGTAAAGGTGTTATGTCGTTATACCCACCACCATTCTCTATGTAAAACTTTAGGTGTGTCCCGATAGCAATCAAGTTTTGACTATCTAAAGTAATCCAATTCCATAAAGAACGGGCAATACCTAGAAAAGTTGCTTCTGATATACGAGTCCAACCACCAATTTTTTCAGGGGTTCCTTGACGAAAACGGATGTTATTGCACTCATACCAACCACCTTCAGTAGTATACCTAGTGTTTTCTCGGTTAACCCCTGGCTTTAATGATAGCTTTTTTAACGCCATATTTTACCTACTATTCGTCTGATTTCTCTTTAAGAACTAACCCAAAAATAGCACAAACTATACCTGCCCAAGTTAGTATTGGCATAGTAAATAGTATACCAAGCCCTACGCCTACAACAGCAGCGGCTCCATAACTTGAAGGTTCTTTTAGTCTTCCTTTAATCCAATCCATAATATTCTCCTATTTAAATGTGGTAGACATACCGACTGATATATCGCTATATTTAAAGTCGCTGTCTAAAGATAATTTTGAATAAGCAGATAAGCTATTACTTATAGCCATCGTACTTTTGACAGATGCGCCAGAAATACTAAAAGAACTTCCGCTTGCATAACTCCAATCTACCGCAGGTCTGACTGACAACCTTGAAATACTTGTAGTTACACCAACATCACCTATCCATTTTTTAGTTTTAAACCCATACTCAACAGATGCGTCAGGTTTAAACATCGACATAATGCCGCTTCTTATAGTTCCTTCAGCCTGTGCTGATATCGCTGTTAGTGTAACGATAGCACCTGCAAGAAATAATTTTCTCATAATATTCTCCTCTATTTTACTAAATTAAGTGCTTGTTCTTTAGTTTCATCGTTTCTCCTTATCCATCCACGTCCAAACGTATCAAAGGTACTAAGATCTCTATAAAACTTATCACGCATATGGTGCATTTGTTCTATTATTTCTGTTGGCTCTACTTCAGCTACTCGTTGCAGTGTCATTGGCCCTATACCACCATCTTGTTCTACGCCCACAATACGTTGCAATGCTTTAGCTGCTCGACTTGTCCCGCTATTCACACCCCAATCGAAGCAACTCCAATCAACCCCAGAAGGGAGATCGTCTGCCCGAAGCCTATCCCAATAATTCTCTTTGTATATAGGGTACACATCATCGTGGGTAAGACCTTGCATTTCACCATCCATAACTTGCCGACCAACGTATTGCTCATAGACTGCACGGGTAACTCCATAATTAGTTTCACCCCCAGGATCAGCAGCCAAATTTACATAGCCTCCTTCATGTTCAAGGAGACGCGCCATACATTCTTCAAAGTTCTGTTTCATTTTGAGTTATTCCTTAGTTTAGCAAATTGACGTGACCCAAACCAAAAGCTGATTATACTTGTAAAGAGTAAATTCACATCGTCCGAGTACACCTCATTGACCGCATCTCTAAAGTCTGCACCGTTATTCATCGCATACATTAAGGTCGTTATTTTAACCAATAGAAAAAACCCAACAAACAAATACGTTATTACAGGGCGCACAGAGCCGCTCAGAGCTGCTGCAAAGCCAGATTTAGCATTAGCCGCCCTCATAGAAGCGTATATGCCCTCGGTCTCAGCTATATCTGCTTTAGCCTCAAGTTCATCTAACTTCAAAGATGAAAGTTGTTCAGCATATTTGCCTTTTGCTTCAAGCATTTTTAGCTCTTGAGCATCTTTTTGACGTTGTTGAAATAAATCAATAACACTTGGAAGTACAGAAGTACCAAATCCTAGTGCTGCTCCTAGCAGTGATAACATGTTATCCTCCTACTTTAATTTAGTTTTCGATAAGGCTGTACTACCCATAAATGCGGCCACTATACCTACTTGTGCTACAATAAATGTATTTAAAAAAGCCCCTGCAGTTGCCATTCTCTCTAAGTTTATAATCGGTGTTAAAACAAAAACAACAGTTATTAAACTTGCCGCCATAGCCACCCAAGCCATAACACGTTGCGTGTCAGCTAACTTGTCTTCATTCTCTAAGCGTATCCAACGCTCGTGACGATCCATTTCTTCATCAGTTATTACACCGTCACCATCAGTATCCGCCATTGCGTATTTACTGTTTTCCTGTAGTTTTTTTGCCGCCATAGTAAACTCCTACATACCTAAACAACTTTTATATACATCAATTACGTTAATTAGACAATGGATTATCTAACGCTTCTTGTAATCTTTCGTTTAACTGCTCTTCAAGCTTTCGCATATCTTCTTCTATTCTATTTTCTATATCCCGCATTGTATCACGAACATCCTTCTCTGTCTCCCTATTTAACGTTTCAACCTCTCTTATTGCGGCTGTTACATCTTTCTGCACCTCGTTCATTTGATTAAGAACGTCTTCTAACACCAAATCTATAGAGGATTGCGTGGTTTTTATGCGCTCTGAGGATGTCTCAATCTTCTTTTCCAGCTTATCAATGTAACCTTCTAGTTTAAAAAGATCATCTCGAAGGTTATTTTTAATGTCTCTTGTGTAAACAATAGCATCATCTAGTTTAGTTAAAACAAGCTCATTTTCAGCACGTATCTCCTCAATGTCAATTTCTTGTACAATTTCTTTCATGTCCATATAGTCTGCATAAAACTCAAAACCCGCCCATAATCCTCCTCCTAGCGCTGATACGATTGGTATTAGTAGCATTAATCTGCCACCTTTTATTGTTGCCCCACCTATTTCTACTTCTGCCATATCTTTCTCCTAATTCTCAAACGATAACTCTGAACCTAGCTCGCGTAATCTATCAATCTCCTGTTGTAGCCTCATTACTTCTAAATGTTTTTTCTTTAACTCAATTTCATACAACCTGTTACAGTCTAAACGAGAGCCTTTATTTCTTCTGCCCAGGGGGATTGTTAAAGTTGCAAACACACCAATGTCTCCAGTTTTCCTAGTATTATTTAGTGTGTCTCCCTGAATAATAGAAGTAAGTCCAAATTCTAAATTTGTTGCGCTCCCCAGTGCCATCGAACAATCAAGCTCTCCCGCTCTAAATGAATCGGACTGATAGTTACCACCCGTATTAGGAAGAGATAAACTTAATGAGTTTGATGTACTATCGGCAAAAACGCCTATTATACTGCAACCTGTTACAGACATAATAACTATAATAAATAGCCATATTTTCATTCTACTTTAGAGCAAATCCGTGAAGTAATTATAGTTCTCTGCCCCTCCCCCTTAAAAGATTTAGAGCTTGTACAGATATATGTAACTCTGTCTAAATCAGAATTTCGTATGTATACATCGAAAGGATATTTTTTAGTGTGTTTAACTTTTATAAGTTTTGATGTTGAAGCGAATGGTATTTCTTTCCAATCACCACTAAATACTCCAATTTCAAAATATGAAACATCATTACGCCTGTTAAACAAAAACATCTTTGTGACACTTACGCCCGAAATATGAGAATAACTAAACTTTGGGTATGCTGGTGTCATTTCATGTGCCTGAGCCTGAAACCCAAGCAACATGACAATTAATACTACTTTGCTATACATTCAGCTAATATCAATGCTGTGTAAGACCCACTAGGAAATGCACGATTATATCCGTATGAAGCAGTTGATGCCACTGTAAAGAATGTCGTTCCTGCCAAAGTCATGTCAAAGGTTGTTTCATTGCCCACAACAACTTTAGCGGCATTATATGCAGACATTCCAGAAACACTTCCAGAAGTATATACACTGCTACCTGTCCACGTTAAAGTATCACTGAGTGAAGGTGATGAGCTAAAACTATTTGGATGTGTAATTTTTACCTTATATTTATCAGCAGTTCCTATTTGAGTTTTTATAACAGCATCTTGCCCTCCATCTGCGGCAGCAGTTGAAAGTTTCCATATATTTGGCACACCGTATTGCCCTGGTGTTGTCGTTACAATCGAGCAACTAGCTTGAACTGTACCTGTAATTGGTGAGTTTACTGCCCAAGCGTAACTGGTCGAAAGCAAAAATATTAAAGGTGTTATTTTTTTAATCATGTTATCTCCATTGTTTAGTCGTCATATTGAGAACGAACCATACTTCTGTGTACGCTGTCTTGGCCTAAACTTCTAAAAGCCTTGACGTTATCTTCAAATTCACCGCCATCTATTTTCAAAACATCTTCATAGACACCACCATCTATATCAAGATTAAAATATAATTCAAGTTTTCCAACAGCGGCTATCTGTTGCATCATCTCCAACTGTCGCATGGTATCTGCTATCTTTTCTGCCGCACCTGCTATAGAAAGAACTTCTTCTACGGTTAAATCTTCACTTTCCTCTTCTTCTTCAGCTTCTTCAACTTCAAGCTCTTCTAACTCTGCCTGTTCATCAAGCTGTATTTGCACCCATTCGTTATAATAAGGGTCGTCTACATTTCCTCCAGAAAGTAAATCATTATCTAATAAATATTGATAAACAGCGTCTTTATAATTAGGGCATGTCGGATCATTTAGTGGTGTGTCGCAAGGGTTATATTTATAGTGGTACAGTATTAGAACATCGGAGAGAGACCCGTCCCCAGTAACTTTTATTTCACCATCACCAAAAAGAGTGCCAAGCGTAGGGGCCATTGGGTCATATTTAATCTTCGTGCCACTAGGCAAATTGTTCCAGTCGTCTACATACTCGTAGATATATCCATCACCACCAACTTTCTCATTTGTAATAGATACAGTTGAATCTGTTGTTGGTTCTTTAGTTATTGTGTATTTGTGGAACACACCCTCGATTGTCAGGTTATTTTGGGCTGGCAGTAAATTGTTCATTACCCATTTATGTGCATCTGAAGCAGCGTTCTTTGTGTTACCGTAGATATTCTCAGAGTAAGAATAACAAGGCCAAGAAAAGACCGCCAATGCCAGCAGCCCCAACAGCCGTTGCTTTGTCATCTTCATCCCATTTCTCCTTTTTACCTGCAACATATCCAGGCACAAGATGTGGGTTGTTCTCCCATTCAGCTTTAGCCGCTTCTCCCACGAGACCGTTTATTGGGCATGGCGTGCCAGAATTTGCCATTGCAAGGTGAATCCTTTTGTCCTGACACATTATTGCAACAGCACTTATTTTTAGACCCATATCATACATTACTTTAGCATTTTTTAACCGTTCACAGTTTAGATCTCTAATAGTTGTGCCGCCACTAATGCCCAGTATTTGCGTCTGCACAGATCCCCCCGCAGGTATGTGACACGTATCTGAGCTTGATGAACTAATACTAGGTGTCATAGCGGATGGCGGTGGAGATTTAACCGTAGTGGTACTGGTTATATTAGAATTAGTTGTAGAGTTTGTATTGCTATTCGTCTCAATACAATTACTGTTTGTTGCGCTGTCACAGCCTTGATCTGCGTAGGCCATAGGCACTAGTATAATTAAAAACAAAAAGATTAAAAAAATCCAAGATAAGCTAGTTGTTAATAACAAAAATTTTTTCATGTTAATCCTTACTGGCAAACGCTGATCCTGTTAGTATAGCACCAAAAGCTAAATGAAACAATCCACCCCCTAAAAGTGTGAACGGCTCGTGTTGTCCAGTCAGCTTTTTCATTAATTCCATTTGAACCATCGGTTCTGCCGTTGAGTTAATAATCTCCATAAATTGAGATATATCTGGTCTGTTTAAACCCCACCAAATTGGGCAAAACATAAAATCATAGAAGCAAATTAGGAGATAAAGTATTAATGCAGTCCAACGCCAAGTCATAGTGGCTTTTTGTTGGGCTGTAAGTTCTTTGCTCATTTAAATACAGGGAGGAGTACACATCGCTTTATCTACCCCATAAAATATTATGGTAATGAATATTACCAGTGCCAACCCTATCCATATCCATTTGTTTTTCATTATCTACCCCATTTTAAGTAGTATACTCACTAGCATGGCAATAGTAGCACCAAGCCCACCTACTAGAAACATCTCTAAACGTTTTAACCTGTAAAACACTTCTTTAAACTGAATGTGGTTTTCAGTTTCTAACTTAGTAACCTTTGGCTCAATTTTATCTATGCGGTTGTGAGCTTGCACTACTGTTCTTGCCATTGTTAGTCCTAACTTGCTTCAGCTTCTTTAGAGGTTTCATCAGACACTTCTTTAAAAGACTTTAATAGATCCTCTTGGAAGCTATCCGATGCTCTTTGCACCTGATCTAAATCAGCTCTAAGTTTACCAGCTCTTATTCCTAAGTCTTTTAGTTGCGCTATAAGATACTTTTGTTGCTGACTTAAATCAGTTTCTTTGTACCCTTTACCGTCAATATTAATTACATTCTCCTTAACTTCTTCTTTTGCCCATTTAGCCATAATTTTCTCCCTATGTTATGGTTTGTTTATGATGCAGTGTAACCTTTTCCAGCATTAATCGCATTGGTAGTTGCAGTCATATCTTCACTACCCCAATCAGTCATTGCTTTCATGTCTTCAAGGTGTGCTACGTTTCTGTCTACACAAGCCTGTCTAAAATCTGTTTCTTTGTTAGCCATAGCGTTACCAGCAATAACAGCATTAATAAGGTCTATTGAATGACTCATTGCTGCGTAATCCTCTGCTAATTTGGCATTTTTGCGTGTGCCATCTGCATTATGATCGTCAGATGATATTAAAGCGTCCATTTATTTTCTCCTTTTATCCTATAAATGTCGTAGCTGCATTAATCGCATTTGTCACTGGAGTCATATCTTCACTGCCCCAATCGTCTAATGCTTTCATGTGATCTAAGTAACTTTTACTTCTAGCGACACGCTCTTTCTTTTCTGCTGTCGTCATATCACCACAGAAGTCTGCACTTGTTGCTGAACCACCTTTGTCGTGTGTCGCTATAACTTCAGTAATAACACTTACACTGCCCAACATTGCTGAGTAATCTTGTGCAATTTGATCTGATTCTCTTGCCATTTTATTCTTCCTTTATAGTAATATTACCTGATATTGATATTCTTTCTTCATCACTTTCATAAAACGGAAAAACTTGGTGGGTCATCTGCGAGGGAAACATAACCATGTAACCTTCTGCTTCTTTTTCCATATTGTACGCAAATGTAGATATTTTACCCAATGTATTTGTATAACTAAACGCAAAGTTAGATATGTGATTATCTGCATTTGAATTAGCGCATACAGGTAGTTTGCGCTGTTCTGCGTAGGATGTAGGTATTTGCATCCATATAACAAAACTATAAACTCCACCGTGATCATGTGGTGGATTAAACTCGTGCTTCTTCTGGAAGTTTACCCAGAAACTATTTAAATTAAGACTTTTACCTTCTTTCATAACAACTCGCCAAGGGGAGCCATAAGACTCAACATGTTTATCAATAAAAGAAGGAAGTAACTCACTCATAAATTCTTCAAGCAATGGTGAGCTACCATCAAGGCGTATAGAGGAGCTGATATTTCCTGCAAGTTCAGGCTTCATGTCATCTGGCTCTTCCCTTGCCTCTTCAATCATAGACCATAGGTTAGCCACAACACCTTCAGGAAGTTGTCCTTCAACAACTCCTATGTTGGGAAAATGGCGTGGTATTAACTCCATGTTTAACCTTCTAATTCTTTAATTCGAGCTTCAAGAGTGTCATTTTTTTCGGACAGTTCTTGTATTGCTTTGACTAAGATAGGCACAAACTTACTGTATTGAAGACCATATTGTTTACCATCCTCTGTAACACTTGTTGTTAGATTAGTTTTATCAGCTATCTTATGGCCATATTTTTCTTCAAGAACTTCTACATCTTGTGCTAAGAAGCCTATGTCAGACCAATCTTCTTTATGTGTTCCGTCATGCACAACTTCATCTAAGTCTACAGTGTCGTCTGATAAATCTACATACTTACTTCTTTTATCCCAACGATAAGTAACAGGTTCAAGATCTTTAACAAAATCTAAGCCCATTTTAACTGGCTCTACATCTGTCTTATCCCGTTTGTCTGAAGCTACAGTCCAATCAACCTGTATATGTGCATTGGCTATGTTTTCATCACCTAAAGCTAGTATGTTACTACCTGATGTTATATTACCTCCAGGGCTTCCTGTTATACCTGCCTGATGACCTATACATATATTATTTTGGCCTGAAGTTGCGTTAAGACCTGCCTGATAACCAACATAAGTAGAAGCATCTCCAGTCGTGTAATACCCTGCTTTAGTTCCCACTGCGACTATCGCAGTTCCTGTCTGGTTAGTGTAGGCCGCTTGAAACCCAAGTGCTGTATTTTCATTTGCAGACGTATTTGAAGCAAGTGCGCTACCCCCTACAGCCACATTGTAAGCACCCGTTGTAGTTAAACCACCAGAATCTTGACCAAGAAATGAATTATGTGTACCAGTTGATATGGCATCACCTGATAATTGACCAATAAGTGTGTTAGAAGTTCCTCTACATATTAATCCTGCGTTTTTACCTACGGCTGTGTTACTACTAGCACTGTTAGTAGCCGCGCCCATTAATGCTTGATAACCGATAGCTGTGTTACCACCACCAGTTACATTATGAAGCCCTGCGTACATACCAACAGATACATTTTGCATTTCTGCGTTATCACTACTTGAAACTTGGGAGCCAGCAGCTTGATAACCGATAGCTATAGTCCTATCACCTACTGTTTCACTCCCTAACGCTTGTGTACCGATAGCTATATTAAATCTACCGATTGTCATATCCTCAGCGGCTTTATATCCAAGTGCCACATCGTCTATGCCTGTTGTAATTGAATCTCCTGAATAACTACCAATTAAAGTGTTATTTAAACCTGTGGTTGTTGATGTACCTGCATTGTATCCAACGGCTACGTTTTCAGCATTTGTAGCAGTGGTAAAGTTTTGTGTTCCTAAAGCATTTCTACCGATAGCAATACTTCTACTACCTTTAGTATCACCTTCTAGTGCATTTTTACCTACAGCTACATTGTCAGAACCCGTAGTCAAAACACCTAAAGCATCATTTCCAACGGCAGTATTTTGACCCCCTGTCGTAACAGCATCTCCTGCCGCTCCACCGATAAGGGTATTCTGAGTGCCTGTGGTCACTGCTCCACCTGCCAATGCTCCAATCGCTGTATTGTACGCATTTGTAGCTGTTGTAAAGTTTTGGGTTTCTAATGCATTTATGCCTACTGCCGTATTAAATGACCCTAAAGTGTCTGAGCTTAAAGCATTTTTACCTACTGCAACATTATAGTCAGCGTCAGTAAGAGCATCACCAGCTAATCCTCCAACGAGTGTATTTGCAACGCCTGTAGTTATTGCTGTACCCGCATCATATCCTATAGCTACATTGTAAACGCTTGTTGCTGTTGTAAAGTTTTGTGTATCTAAAGCACCTACACCTATAGCAATATTCCTAGCACCTAACGTATCTGATGCAAGTGCGCTAATTCCAATAGCTACGTTAGAATCACCTGTAGTCATTGCTGAAAGAGAACTTTTACCCAATGCTGTATTATTAGATCCTGTTGTAATTGCATCACCAACTAGTGCGCCAATAAGGGTGTTGTTCACGGCTGTGGTTATTGCTGTACCTGCTGATGAGCCAACTGCGGTGTTGTATGTATTTGTAGCAGTACCTTGGTTCATAGTAGCAAGAGCGGCATTACCTATACCAACATTATGACTACCTAAAATATTAGTTTCTAAAGCACCTGACCCAATAGCTATATTTTGCCCTGAAGTTGTAGTGCCAAACCCAGCTTTAAATCCTACAAAAACATTCTCATCGCCAGTTGTAATTGCAGTACCAGAACTATCACCTACAGCTACGTTGTAGTTACCGCCAGATGCTATAGAATCACCTGCACCTGAACCTGCTCTAAAGTTAGATGTACCTGCTGAAGCAGTAATAATATCTGCACCATCTGCGAAAGTAACGTCTGCCGCAAAGTTAACTGCACCATCTACGTCTACTGCATCAAGGTTAGTTGTGCCATCTACGTCTAAATCGCCATTAAAGTCTGCATTACCAGCGAGTGTTAACGTAGAAGCCATATCAACTGCACCGTCAATGTCCACAACATCTAAATTACTTGTGCCATCCACATCAATATCGCCAGATATATCTAGTGCTGTACCAATAAGTGTTTGTGTAAGTGTAACTTGTCCATTTGAAGCGATAGCAATAGCATCTGTGTCAGAAGCAGAACCAATGTTTCCACTATCAGGTATAACTATGTTACCACCTGTAGTCATTAAGCCACCCCCAGTATATGTACCACTTACATCAAGATTAGCATTAGCATCTACAAGTGTAGCATTAAGCTCGATCTCGTCTGTAGCGTTAATATCTAGTACGGTAGCACTAGGAGCATTAATAGACTGTGATGCGTCATTAAATTGTAATGCCATTGTTGAATTTAACAATATACCTGTATCAGCAACGTGTGTAAGAGTTACATCACTATCTGCACCAAAACTTAATACAGCGGCGTCAGATAGTAGCTTTAAGTCATCTCCTATAACAGCATCTTTAGCTACAGATAAACCACCATCAGTTTGAAGTGAGCCATCAGTTGTTGATGTGGCTTCAGTAGTATCGTCTGTTTTTATAATTCCGCCAACGGTAAGAGTTGACGCCATGTCTACAGCACCATCAATGTCTACTACGTCTAAGTTAGTTGTACCGTCTACGTCTATATCACCTGAGATGTCTAGTGCTGTACCAATGAGTGTTTGTGTAAAGGTTACTTGCCCGTTAGAAGCTATAGTCATGGCGTCTACATCTGAGGCAGAGCCAATAGTCTTACCATCACCAATGATTATATCGTCAGTAAAGGTAGCAATTCCTGTTATTGCGGCAGTGCCTGAGACTTCTAAGTTAGCATTTATATCTACTAATGTAGCGTTAAGTTCAATTTCATCTGTAGCGTTAATATCTAGGACAGTCGCGCTAGGAGCGTTAATATATTGTGACGCATCGTTAAACTGAAGTTGCATTGTTGAATTTAACAATATGCCTGTATCAGCTACGTGCGTAAGAGTTACGTCTCCATCTTCACCCAAGTGAATTACTGCTGCGTCACTATCTAGGAATAAATCATCTTCAATAGTAATGTCTGAACTAAACACTGGAGTGGCTGTAAAGGTAACTACTCCTGTAAGTTGTGATGTACCAGAAACGTCTAAGTTACCGTTTACATCAATAAGAGTGGCGTTAAGTTCTATCTCATCTGTAGCATTAATATCTAGTACTGTGGCACTAGGAGCGTTAATATATTGTGATGCATCATTAAACTGAAGTTGCATTGTTGAATTTAACAGTAACCCTGTATCAGCTACGTGCGTAAGAATGACATCGTTGTCTGCACCGAAAGATAATGTTGCGGCATCATGTTGTAGCTCTAAATCTTGAGTTAACGTAACATCACCATCAGCGCCTATGGCGATTGCATTTGTGTCACTAGCAGAGCCAATATTACCCGCGTCAGGTATAACTATATTGCCACCTGTAGTCATTAAACCACCACCAGTATATGTACCAGAAACATCTAAGTTACCGTTAAGGTCAACAGTTGTAGCGTTAATCTCTATTTCTGTATCGGATACTAAATCAAGGACTCCATCAGCACTTTGATGGATATACGTTCCTGAGTCTCCAAACTGTAGTTGTCGTGTACTGTTTAATAGTAACCCAGTGTCAGCAACATGTGTCAGTGTAGTATCTTTATCTGCACCAAAGCCAAGAACCGCAGCGTCAGACTGCAAGGTTAAGTCATCATCTACAAACAAATCAGGCACAGCCAGGTCTTGCATGAGATCATAAATTGCTGCGCCAGAACCTGCGCCATCGGTAGCAATCATTTTAACTTGACCCGCAAGTATAGCGACGTTAGCACCAGAACCTTGAGTAAACGTTAATGTGTAGCTAGTTGTGTTTTCAATAACCCAGACTTTAGACAGTGAGTTAGGTGCAAGTGTAACTGTACATGCTTGCCCTCCACCTGTGCATTTTAGGTAGAAACAACGTGCTTCATCGGCTACTCCATCTGCCACTGTTATAGTGTGTGTACTTGCGTTAGCTACTGCCTCGCCTGTAGCGCTGTAAGAAAGTGCTTCACCAATTAACTCTAAGTTTGTATTTGTAGTTGTACCCCATGTACCAGACTGCTCGCCTGTACCAATCTCTTGAAGTCTGAGGTCATTTTCATAAGTGCTTGCCATTACCTAAACCTTTCTATCCAACGCGTATAATTGCGCTTGAAGCCGCTGATGTGGGGAATGTTACTGTAAATGTGCTATCACTTGACGTTTTCTCTGAACCAAAGTCTAGTACTGCAACTGCGGGAGTTGTACCACCAGATTTGTATATCAGCGCCCCACGCGCTGTAATTGAAGAACTCGTCCATGATGTATCTGAAAAGTCTAAATAAGCCACAGTGCCATCTGTATCGCTAGTAGGATTTGTAGCTATAGTTAATGTGTTACCCCCTGCGGTGTATCCTGTACCTGATGCTTCATTTGTTGTGCTATATGCGGTTGTAGCAGCGTTTAAAGTTGCATCAGAGGTATATAAAGCAATCTTGAAGGACTGAGACGTATCTGAACTAAAGTCCATCTCTCCGTTCAACAGAGCGACTTTAAACGATGTACACATATAATTCCCAGTAAAAGCCATAATATAATCCTAAGTCACGGGAGTTCTATATTGTCCAGAACGGTATGTATCTTGTCGCAATTTACCAGCCCCAACATTTTTTAATAATTCAAGCGATATACCAAACATCTTATCGTAGTTAGCAATAACATCTGGTTCCCCTTTTTGGAACCGTATAGCTTCAACAAGTGCGCCATTTAACAACGCAGAACTTGCGTTATCTCCAAGCCAAGAAGTGCTACCACTTACAATAGACGTAGGGTAATAACCGTATATATGCTCAAGCTCATAATTAGCGTCAGGTGTAGGAGCTAATGCAATCTGTGTTTCGCTATATTGGGCATAAAACTTAGGAGCGCCATATTTTGCGCTAGCGGTAGAAGGGTATGCTTCTTTTAAAAAATTAACGTCTTTATTTAACAAGTATGTATGCGTGCTACTGCTAATAATAGATATACTATAAGTGTAAAGATAATCGCTTGGTAAAGTGTATAGCTTGTTTGTAGATACCAAAGGGCCAGTATCTACCTTACGTAAAGCGGGTATTTCTACCGCATTATATATTTTCTCTTCTGCTTGTTGCGTAAACATAGCAAGTTGGTCATCTGTAAAAGAAGTCTCACAAATATCCTCTATATTTGTTTTGAGCGAAGAATAATTCATATCTTATCCCATCGGCCCTCTTGAAAATAATCCTTTAGTGGCTGCACCTGTGCCACGTATTTTAACTTTCCGTCCTTTAGAGTACTTTATTACTTTACCCCCACCTTTCATATTTCTTCTCGCCACAGCAGCATCTTCATAGCCCTGTCTAGTGTATGGGAAGTGCTTATTTCCAACTTTTGGCATATTTATCTCCTAGCTAGTTGTTACTGTTACATCACCTATAGCTCCAGTTGCTTCTAGGTTATTAGTGGTTAAATCATATATATTCTTGCCATCACCTACAGGGTTCCAACCCCATTGTATATTTCTATTGCTATCATACCCTGTAAAATCAGGACGCGGATTACGTATTGCTTGTGGATCGTGTACAGGGCGCATCCCTAATTTATTTTGCGGATGGTCTGGACTCCAACACTCACGACACGCTTTTATGTTTGTATCTTTACCTTTTTTGATTATGTTACGCAACTCTTTTAATTTGTAACGAAATCCACAAACATCACATTCTGCTATCGCTTTATCGTTAGAGGCAAACGCTCGTGCCATGTTAAATACTACTTACACGAGGCACAAAGATAGCGGAGGTTTTCTCTCTGTCTTCACTTGCAGCTCTATCAAATTCTTCTTCATATGCGGCCTTCAGCATCGGTACTCTTTCAACAAGTTCAGGAACTTTCATGGCTATATGGTAAGCCAATCCTGCCACAAGGCACGGTAAAAACCTAAATGTCATGTCTGCTGTCTCTACACCATTACCCGCGTCTTCTACTCTACGTATACGCCAATACGCAAATATGTATCCACTCTTATCAGGCACAGGCCACACATTAATTTTTGGAGTAGCCAATCGTTCAACCCATACCTGGATAGGTCTACCTTGTGTTAACTTGTTTGGGATAGCAGCGTAGGTACTCACACTAATACGACTTATGGTAAGATCAGCTTGTTTTGTAGTACTTCCACTATCAGTACGTACCACATGCTCAAGAAGATCTACCGTGTCTGCTGGTAAATCATACCGTGAAGTACCTGATACCAGTGTTACTGTACCACTATCGATAGTCCACATATTAATGCCACGGTTCTGCCACTCAATGGTCATTAGATTCATAGACCTACGAGCAGTTCTTAGATCATAACCAGAACGCATTTCGCGCCCTGCACGTTCCCACGCTTCTTCAGCAATCTCTGTAAAGTCCATATCAAAGGCGGTGGTTCCTGAAGTCGCCATTGTCTATTCCTTAAAAAACGCTTTTACTTGGGTTAGTAGATCTTTTTTCTTTTTACGTCGATCAAGCTCAATACCATGTTCGCGCATATATGCTTCTAATTGTACTTTACTCATGCTGTCTACATCAACAGCTTCTTCAGCTTCCTCAATTACTTCAGCTTCCTCAATTACTTCAGCTTCCTCAATTACTTCCGCAGATGCTTTACTTGCAATCATAGCTTTTGCCTCGGCCTCAGTCATTATCGTGTTAGATGCTAACATCATTTTGCCGTCGCTGTTTCTACTCCCTACTTGGTAAACAGGGTCACCATCGAGGTTACTACCAATACTAATCATCTCTAAATCTGTCATATTTGTCTCCTAAATATATAAAGTTTTCTTATTTTTTAGCGTTCCTTATAACTCTGAGAGTTTCAAGGCTTTTATTTTTTGTACCTCCATCATACTCCCAAGCATAACCACGATAAATCATCTCCTCATTCAAATTAGTTTGGCCTATATGAATCCAACCTAACATACGACCATACTTACCATCTTTTTCAGTCTTAACTTTTAAACCTGATGGCTCTCCGTCTTTAAGTCTTCTTGCGAGAAATTCTTTAGCTTCGAGACCCATCGCTTTTTCTTCTAAGTCTCTAGTTCTACTCTCAGGCGTATCTATACCAGCAAGACGTATCCGTTCTTTTTTAGAAAGGTTAAACCCTAAATCAATAATAACATCTACAGTATCGCCATCAACGACCTTAACAATTTCTTTTATAGCGTACTCATACATGACTACCTCATTTTACATTCACGTATACCTTTACGGGCAATGCCTGATCCACGGACTCTACCGCCATTTTTCATACCACCACCACTATCTCTAAACTCTTCAAAGGATGGGAAGCCAGAATTTACCTTTAAACCACTATTTCGTTCATTCTTTCTCATTTCTTGTGTTACTGCATCTAGATCAGCATCGGTCGAAATTTGCCCTTGTTGCATTCGCCCCTCAGCTTCACGTATCCTGCGTCTTGTGCTAGGACTCATTTTAGGTGCCTTGCCTTTTCTTTTATTTGCCATACCTTATCTCCTCTTACGCGTAGAAAAATGTAGCCATATCAACTACATCAACTGTATATTTAACGCTCATACCGCTATCAAATAAAACACCTTCTGCAGGTATTGTTCTATCTACAGTAGTATTAGCTGTACCTATAGTTCTAGCCTTAAACAAAGTAGTACCATCTTCAGGGGCTCCATTTATAAACTCTACAGTCCCTGCTGTACCACCTGAAACAATAGACATACCTTTAAGTCTTATTCTATTACTACCTTGTATAGCTTGAGCACATAGTGTTCCTGAACCTACTGTTATATTAGCTGCATATTGCGCGGAACACTCTACGGCTGAAACCGTAAGGAATAGTTTTTCCCCTGCAACTGCCTCGGCAGAACTTGTAGAAGTAATAACCTCGGTCATAGCATCTCCAAACACGTCTGTACCTGTAATCGTACATGTTTTTGCATTATCGCCTGTCCCTGCAGTTGTTACAGTAACATTTCTAGCTGCTCCTCCTGCAAAGGTCGTATTAGCCATAGTTGCTGAAGTGTTTGGTCTTGCGGCAGTAACTAAACGATCTGCGTCTGCTGCGTTTTCATCGCTTATAGTTAAAGCAGATACATCAGAATTTGCTGAATGACTCATTTAAATCTCCTTTATGAGGCGGTAGGGGTTTCCCCCTACCTAATTTAATTATTGTATGTTCATCCAAACAAGAGAGTATTCTGTGTTAGCGCTCACTGCCATCACTTCTCCAATCTCGGTAAGAACATTATCAGTAGCAGGAGCAACGCCTCCAGCAGTGCCGCCTGAACGAACTGCGATGTTACCAACAACCACTGTACCGACAGTTAGTAGAGCCTGTGGGCCAGATACGCAGAACCAACCATAATAGTCAGCCGTCATATCAATAACTGTTGCGCCCATGACACAACCTGTCTCTGTAGCAGGAGCTACAATCAAACCTGTGTATGGATCGTGAATTATTGAAAGTTGCGAACTTGTAGTCAGTGCAGTTGCTACAGCATCATATGTAGTAATGACAACACTAGGATCTGATGAGTGATCGTGAGCTGGATTAGATTTAACCCGCATTGTTTGACCTTCACCATTTACGTCATTTACCCAAAGATAACCATTTGCATACTCGTTAAGAGTCATGTCGTTACCACCTGTTTCAACTGAGATATCAGTTTCACCTGCAGATACAGCCGCAGTTGCGGTCATGTTCGCATGGTTGGAATCTATTGCTGCGTGTTGAACAAGTTTACCTGCAGTAACCGCTGTCCCGCCACATTGACCATATCGGTAGATGTTATTACCGTAAAATAGTTTTGTACCTGTTTGGAACAGTGCTGTAGAACTTTCTGCATAAGGGTTTACTGTGCCCCCTATTGAACCGCCTTTACCTATAACAAGGTCGGCTGGGCCGTAGCCTGCTGCTGCAGTATATTTAAAATGTGCGCCTGCTGTGTTATAAACAGCGCCACTAGAATTAACAGTAAAATTGTCTGTAAAAGTACCTAAAGTAGAACTTTTTGTTACTTGTTTGAAACCGTTTTCAGAACGAACGGAACCGTTAAATGTTGTATTAGCCATGTAAAATCTCCTTGTCTTGGCTAGTGTCAGTCGCCCAATGCAACTGTCAAGGTAATTTTTGTATTATACACGAACCCGTGTAAAAAGAAAGGGGCGATTTGCACCGCCCCCTCTAAATTATGTTATGCTCCAGGCGAGCCGAAGATCCCTAGTGGATCTGATACACCAAAGCTGTATCGCTCACGGGCTTTATAACGACTGTTACCTGTGTCAAAGTCAGCATCCATAGATGTCGCCATTGGACTACGGTTAAAGTGTTTAAGACCGTTTGGAACGTCGGTTAACATAAACCATGCATCTGTATCT